AAAAGAACATGTACTTCTTCTAGATAATCAAACAGTATTTGGAGATGTGATATACGATCCTGCACCTGGTTACAGACAAGAAAGAATTAAAGTTCTTGGATATAGAACTGATAACTGGAACGGTAGTTTAAATATTCCTGGGTTTATATATGATAATGCAAAGCCTACAGAATGGGAATCCTGGAAAGATTATACTATTGGTGATCTTGTAAAATACAAAGAGTTTTTCTACAGTGCAGATAAAAAAGTTCCGGGCACAGAATTGTTTAATGCAAACGATTGGAATAGATTAGCTAACGAACCAACACCTGGTCTTCTTACTAACTTTGATTATAAGATAAATCAGTTTAATGATTTCTATGATTTAGATAGTGATAACTTTGATACAGAACAACAAAGGTTAGCACAGCATTTAATAGGATACCAAAAAAGACAGTATCTAGAAAATATTATTAATGATGACGTAAGTCAGTACAAGTTTTATCAAGGCTTTATATTAGACAAGGGATCAAAAAATTCTCTTACTAAACTATTTGATGCACTTGCAAGTGCAAATCAAGATAGTTTAAATTTCTATGAAGAATGGGCTATTAAAGACGGACAGTACGGAGCAAGTGAAGGTTTTGAAGAAGTTGAATATCTATTAGATGAAAAGAAATTTAGATTAGATCCTCAGCCAATATTATTAACTAATGAAGTTACAGGTCGAGAAACTGATTTAGTTTATAGAATAAAAGAATACCAAACTTATTTAAAAAGTAATAATTATAACCATGCACCATTTCCGGCCAAGTATATAGAAACTGGATATACAAAGAATAGTGGCTATGTAAATTACGACGATGTTAATAAAGTTGTCGGAGCATATGACGATATAACTGGTATAAATTTTGACGACTTAGATAATCAAGCATATGTCTGGGTAGGCAATGTTGGCAGAAGTTGGAATGTATATCAACATATTGTAATTGATTATAAAATTGAATCAATACAATCTGCACCAAATGAATTTACGATAACAGTTAATGCAACACCATTAGATATTAATACTGGTGAAATACTAGGTATATTTGATGTATATGTAAACACTTATGCACCAAATATATATGATAGTACAGAGCAAGTAACACAAACTGAAGTTCCTCTTAAAGGATTTTTTAAAGTTAAAAGTGTTTCATTAAACAAAATTGTATTTGAAACTACACAAGCTATAAATCCAGTTGAGAAGTGTGTAGGGCGTCTAACAAAACTTATTCCTGTAAGAGTTGCTAATATAAATGAAGCAAATACTCTTGCAGAACAAGAAATAGATTCAAATGAAAAAATATGGATTGATGATGGCGGTAACGGAAAATGGGTCGTTATACAAAATAAAAATAAGTTTGATGTAAACCAAGAAATTTCAAATAGTGAATCAGGAACTGGTCATGAATATGGATCAGCCATGGCAGTTGATGCAAGGAATGTAAGTTTAGCAGTTGGTGCTCCAAACTTTGGAGACGGAAAAGTTTATATCTATAATAGAGCAAGTAACGCATTAAACTACAGCTTACAACAAGTATTAGAACCAGACTTAAACATTGCAAACGCAGGACAGAAATTTGGTTACAGTGTTGCAATGAGTGATGATGCAAAATATTTGCTAGTAGGTGCACCATATGCATCTAATGTTAAGACTGACTTTAAAGATGGCTTTGTATCTACAGAAAACTATAGCGCAGGAGAGATTGTAAGTCTTAATAATAGTTTATGGCAAGCAGATATAGATATTCTTGGTGCAGTTGGTAATATTGAATTTTCTAGTTTTGATAGTGTTGCACAAATTAATTATGCACTAAACAATGACACACAAGATGCTGAAGAAATACCTATTATATTAACTGGTGATTATCCGTTTACTAATATTACTACAGACCATTTCTTAGTTCGTGCACCTAAAGATATGTATTCTGGTACAGGTCCAGGCGATCAATTATTTTTAAGATGGAATAGTTTATCTAATGCTAATCAAACACAAATTAATTTAGAAGAAAGAGAACCTTTCGGCGGCGCAGTTCCGTATATTAGTAAAGCATATTTAGAATCCAATCACACTGTATTTTATAAAATAGATGCAATACTTTTTGTTGATGCATCTAATAATATTCCTAATGTAGGCGACATTGTAACCACACAAGGTGCAACAGGTAAGGTAGTTTATACACACAATGAAGATGCACAACTAACAATCTATGTAAACGAAGTCAATGGAGAGTTTCCAAGAGAACAAAGTTTGTTTATTAATGGCAATGACTTTGTAGGTGAATACCAAAGACTTGGACCAGCTGAACAAATTAACACTAGTGATTATTACGGTGGATATTGGTTTATACAATCTAGCCAACCGTATGCAGTTGGAAGCATAAACAGCGACAGCGGTAAGTCACTGGTGTATAAAGATATTATAACTGATAGCACAGTTAGCGGAAATTATTATTATCAAAGTTTAGATTATGCAACAAATGTTCAAAGTAGTGAAAATATAATTAATAGTTATATACAAAGTTTGAGTTTCCAAGGCTCTCCAGGACCACTTGGCAGTTCAGATCCGATATTAAGTTCTAAATTTGTTGTTCGTGTTCCTAGTGCATTAAGTAATGTAAGCTCAATAGGAGAAACATTTACACTTTACTTGAACAATCTTCCAGATACTGTATCTACAGTACAATTTAGTAATCCTGTTTCACTAGGCGCTAATGAAATCATTACGCAAGAAGTTACAGGCGCTACTGCTAGAGTAATTGAAGCAACAACATCTAGTTTAACAGCAAAGATTGATACTGTAAGCGGATCTTTTGATACTGTAAACTTTATATCATTTAGCGTTTCAGGAAACTTAGGACTTAAATTAACACGCACACCTGTTGTTGATTTTGTTGACAACCCAAGCACAATTGGTATGACATTTGGTGTAACAAACAAAACCCATACTATTGATGATATTTGGGACGGATATATTACATATAGAAATACAAAGTCATTAAACGGCGAACCATTTGAACCTATAGTAGGACAAACTGTTAGAGATAAAAATACTTTAGCTACAGCAGAAGTTGCATATTATCAAAGAAGTTTAAATGATGTAACTATTTTTGTAAAAAATATAACCGGAACTTGGAGTAATGGTAACCAGTTTGGCGACAATGCAGAAATTGAATTTTTACCATTCCTTGCAGGACCCGATCCTGACAATTATGGTAGAACAGGAATTTACACAGTTAACCGTGTTATGGGTCAGATACAAAGAGTAAGTTTAGGATACAGTGCTGCAGGCATAGGTAAAATGTTCGTTGTTGACACAGGTAATCCAATTCCTTTAGTAGTTGGTGATTTCAGATATGATACTCAACTGGGAGCAAATATTGTACTTGATCCAATTTCAGGAAACTTCTTATATTTAGAACCAAATGACAATTTTGAATATTGGATTTATAAAGAAAAATCAAATGTATTAGGTATTCCTAGACAAGCAAATATACCGTCTAGTCAAAACCTTGATTGGACAGAAGTTTATAAAATTCCTACTAGCACTACCGGTAATGCAAGTTCGTTTGCTAACGAAGGAATATATTATGTTTATCAAAGAAACAATGCTGGAAACTATATTAGTTTTGGAAGTTTTGTAGGTCCACAAAGAAGATCAAATAATTATTTAGGAACAAAAGTTGAACTTGCTAAAAATGCACAAGATGTTTATAGAGGTTATATAAGTGCTCCTGGAGAGCTAACAGTTGAAAATCCAGGAAGAATCTATTTTATAAAAAATGGAACAGAAAACGGCAATTTATATAACTGGGAATATTCTAAAAATAAAAACTTTAAAGGCGAATTTAGTTCGACAGCAGATTACTTTACTGGCGACATAGTTTATCTAAGTAACAAATTATATGTTGCAGCAACAAATATTATAGCCGGAGATTTTGATACCCTACAGTGGGATAGCACTGATGATTTAGTTGATTATGTTGGCTATGTACCTAATGACACTGGACTAGTTGTTTTAACTGATAGCAGTTATGCTATAGGTGATGCATTTGATTCGTCTAACATTATAGCAGGTGATAGTACAGTATTGGATCAAGGTTCTATGTATGACTTTGCAACAAGTTATGATGTTACTCCCAACGGTGAAGTATTAGTAGTAACAGCAAAGTACGGAAATGATAAACCTAATCTTGTTGTAATTTATAGAATACTACAAGGGCAGTATTTAAGATCTCAGCAAATTGCTGCTCCTAGCGACACAGAAGCATTTGGAGATGCTATTGCAATCAGCAATGATGGATTAATGATTGCCGTGTCTGCACCATTAGACGATTCTGTAAAAAATAATCAAGGTAAGGTTTATATCTATACACAGCAAAATGGACAGTTTGTTTATTCACAAACATTACTAAGTCCAAATAATAAAACTGCTGAATTATTTGGAAACAATATAGACTTTGATGGAAATAGACTTATTGTAAATGCTAGGAACGGTGATAATTCAGTACCAACAACATTCGATACTTATTCATCACCACTAGAAGGATATGTATTAGATCCAAAGTCTCGAATTAATGAAACTCCGACGTTCTTTGATAATAACTTTACAGAATTTAAATCATATTATGAAGATCAGGGATCGGTATATGTATACGAAAGAATTAATAATTCTTTATTGTATGCACAACAGTTGTCCTATCAAAACGAAAACACGCCGATATATTACTTTGGTAGAAACTTTAAATTAAAGAATAATCACATTTATGTTGGATTACCAACTGTAAGTAGTAATAATGTCTTTACAGGAACAGTTGTTGACTTTAGATTACCCGACACACAAAATATTTACGAATATCTAAGACAACCAAAAGATACTGTGGATGTAAATAAAATTAAAAGAGCTATTCTTTATAATACAAAAACAAATAAATTAATAACCTATCTTGATTATATTGATCCTATCCAAGGAAAGGTTGCAGGTCCTGCAGAACAAAATCTTTCTTATAAGACTTATTATGATCCAGCGTATTATACTAACGGCGATGCTTCGGTTACTATAGCACCTGGTGCAAGTTGGGGACCAGAGCAAGTAGGACAGTTGTGGTGGAATTTAACAAATGCTAAATTTGTTAATCCTTATCAGAGCAATGTAATATATTCTGCAAATAATTGGAACAAATTATTTGAAAGCAATACAATTGATGTGTATGAATGGGTAGAGTCAACAGTTTTACCTAGTGTATGGAATCAACAAAGTAATACAAAAACAGGAATTGATCAGGGTATTGATGGAGTGAGCTTGTATGGCGATACTGTATATTCTTCTAGACAGATATACGATAGTATAAGTCAATCTTTGCAGACAAAGTACTACTTCTGGGTTAAAAACAAAAGAACAATACCTGATGTAGAATTTAGAACAATGTCAGCGTTTGATGTTGCTGCTTTAATTACTGATCCTAAAGGTCAAAATTATAAATTTGCTGCATTAATTTCGCCAAATAGTTTTACAATTTTTAACTGTGACAGTTTCTTGGAAAATGATGATGTTGCATTTAGTGTTCAGTATTGGACTATTGATAATCAGAATATTAATATTCATAATCAATATCAAATTGTTACAGAAGGCCTTGCAACCAGCAAGCCTAATAGAGATATTGAAAGAAAGTGGTTTGATAGCCTGGTCGGTTATGATGAGCAAAGCAAACAGGTTCCGGCTCCAGACTTATCACCAAAACAGAAATATGGTATTCTTAACAGTCCGAGACAAAGTTGGTTTGTTAATAGTGCAGAAGCACTAAAACAATATATTGAAAGAGTTAATAGTGTTCTTAAAGTTAATCTTATTGTTGACAATAAGAGTTTAACTAGACTAGAAGATAGAGAACCCGAACCAACTGCTGTTTCAAGAGTATATGATACAACAGTTGACAGTGTAGCAGAACTAGAATTTATAGGTGTAGCAAAAGCAACACAAGCCCAAATGACACTTGTAGTTGAAAACGGTATTATTACTGATGTAAATGTAATAAATCCTGGTAGAGGTTATCTTGTTGCTCCGACTTATAAAATTATAGGTACAGGGTCCGGCGCAGAATTAGAGTTTACAATTAATAATCTTGGGGTCATAACAAATGTGTCTGTTTTAAAAGGCGGAAGCAATTACAGTTCTACAGATACTATCACAATTCGCAAGTATACTGCTTTGGTTAAAAATGACGAAACAATCCAAGGTAAATGGGCTCTTTATGAAAGAGATAGTGTACGCAGTTTGTGGCAAAGAATAGCCAGTCAATCATATGATGTTTCTTTGTTCTGGAATTACATTGATTGGTACGCTACAGGTTATAATGAGTTTACTGAAGTTAACTTTGTAATTGACGGAGCATATGAACTACAAGGAATCAATGATGATCTAGGCGATATTGTCAAGATAAAAAATATTGGAACAGGCGGCTGGCTGCTATTAAGAAAAATCAATGTATTAGATGATGTTGATTATACTGTAAACTATGAAACAATTGGTAGACAGAATGGTACAATAGAATTTAAGAATACATTATATGACACAACTCAAAGTGCAGTTGGGTTTGATATAATTAGTTTTGACTCACAATTCTTTGATAGTGTTCCGTCTACTGAAATACGAACAGTACTTAATGCTGTTAAGTATGATTTGTTTACTGAAGAACTTGAAATAGAATATAATGCATTATTCTTTAGCAGTTTGAGATATGTATTCTCAGAACAAAACTATGTTGATTGGGCATTCAAAACAAGTTTTGTAAAAGCAAAACATAATGTTGGCGAACTAAGAGAAGATATCACATTTAACAATGATAGCCTTCCAAGTTACGAAGATTATTTAGAAGAAGTAAAACCATTTAAAACAAAACTAAGAGAATATTTAAGTGCTTATGAAAAAATTGAAAATAGCTCTAGCAGAGTAACTGATTTTGATTTACAGCCTACTTACAATAGTGATACAAAAAATATTCAACCGCAGAATGTTAAGGTTATTAATAATAATCTAATAGGTATTAACGACAAGTTAAGTTCGTATCCATTTAAAAACTGGACTGATAATGTAGGATTTAAAGTTACTGAAGTTCAAATTGCAGACGGCGGCAGTGGCTACCAACAAGCACCTATTGTTAAATTTAGCGGCGGCGGCGGCACCGGCGCAAAAGCAGTAGCAAAACTTGGTGCTAATGGAAAAATTACTAGTGTAGAAGTTACTAATAAAGGTTCGGGATATTTAAGTGCTCCTACTTTAATACTTTCTGGCAGTGTTTCAGAAACTGGAAAACCTGCCAAGTTAAGTGTAATTATCGGTGATGGTTTACCTAAGAGTATGCTTAATATTATCAAGTTTGATAGAATAAGCGGAAATTATTTTATTACATATCTTCAGGAAACTGAAACATTTGTTGGTACAGGATCAAAATACATATTCGATCTAAAATGGCCAATGGATTTAAAAAATACAAATGTAACTGTAACAGTTGATAATATCGAATTATTAAGAAGTGAATACACCTTTGAAAATGTAAAAGATAAAACTAAAGGGTATACTAGATACAATGGAAGAATAATTCTTGCAGAACCTGTAGCAGTTAGTACATCTATTGTTATTACATACAAAAAAGCAGTAAGTCTATTAACAGCCCAAGACAGAATTAATCTTGCATATAATCCTACTACAGGTCAACTTGCCAAAGACATTACACAACTAATGGAAGGCATCGATTATGGTGGTGTCGAAGTCAAGAGCTTTGATTTTGGCAGTCCAAGCGGATGGGATACTGCACCTTGGTTTACTAGCGAATACGATACTTATGATACAACTTATGAAGATGAAGTATTTTTACTAGATGGCAGCACAATTAGTATACAATTAACTAAACCACTTGAAAATGGCGTACAGTATAATATATACTTAAATGATGTAAGAATCGACGATCCAAACTTTGGTACAGGTGATCCTGTAAGTAATCCAAATGCAATATGTCAAAGTATTACAGGTGATGGTGTTCAAACAACTATATTCTTAGACAATGACGGACTTAATATTAATGGAGAAGGAGGTGCACCAGCAGATGCAGAATACAACAATGGTGCATTGATTGCCGAGAACAATGGTACAGTGTTTAACAGAGCCCTAACTATAAACGGATTGAAACTGGTTGTTGCAGGAGCAGTAGGCGGACAACTAGCAGTACCAGATGAATGGGCATTGAAAACAGCAAGAACATTTGAATTAATGACCGATCCTAACGGTGCTGGCATTAACACTACACATCAACGCAATTTTCTTAAAACACTAAAAGGTGACGTAGGAACGAAACACGCAGGAATACCTACAGTACAAAGAGTTGGCTATGGCGGCGGAAGTACATATACACCTAACTGGTTAGAAGATGCCGGCATACCAAGTTATGCAGGACTACAAGCATTCAATGACAGTGTTGCTCAAAAGGATATGGTATGGTATAGAAATATCAACGGAAACAATCCTCCAACACAGCGTAGAGATATCGAAGAAATATTCGAACACATATTCCACACCATACACGCATTTGGTATTCCGGGTGCAGTGCCTGGCAGTTCAGACGCAGTAGAAATGAATCCAGATATTAGAATTGGTAATGAACCAAGTTTCGATTGGCAAAACACAGCATTACATCTTGCTATGAAAGAAGCAATTGACGCAGGATTATATGATCCAAGTGGTTATGCTCCTGATTGGAATACAGATCCAGAGAAAGCGGCAGTGGCATACACAGAATACACTTACTTGTTAAACTGGTCAATGTGGGATATGAGTGTATACTGGGACGGCGGCTCCCTTAGTCCTGAATGGGATGATAGTTTAAAGACACCAGCAGGTATGTTGGCAAATAACCCATTAGGTTATGCATTGTTCAATACATACTTTGCTCCAGTGTTGAGCAAACCAGATTTTGCCACAATAGAAAGTATCTTTGGCGAAAATGACACAGGCGTGTCAGGATATGTTGTTGATGTAATTGCATCGGGGGGCGACGGTGTAGGAGCAGATGACGAAATTATTATAAGAAAATCTACAAGCGATGGAAGTTTCCTTCCTATACCAGGCACATACGATACATTGTTAACCGGCGGAAGTTTACAGTATGATACAGCACGAGGTATTTCTGCAGAGGAAATAAACATAGACGGTGACGGATTCTTTACACCAACATCTAGTAGAGGACCTGACGAAGATTTACCTGGTAGAGTTTTTGATACAGTTGATATACAAGTTTATGAGCGACCAACAACTGGTGCAAGTCAAATTACACAAAGAAATTACACAGGAGATGGCACCACAACTACATTTGCTATAGGAACTACTCCTGTATCTGAAAACAATTTATTTGTTAAAGTAGGATATTCATTAAAATTAATAGATACAGAATATAAAATAGATTATGAAAATCAGAACATAATATTTACAACTGCACCTACAAGCGGCTCACCTGTGAACTTAGTAACACTGGGTTACAGCGGTGCAAATATTCTTGACATTGACGAATTCATAGCAGATGGAAGTACTGCTGATTTCTTAACTAATATCTCTTACACAACTAATATGAGTAGTTTAGTTACAATAGACGGTAAACAAATACCACATGTATTAGTAAGAAGCAACAGTTCTTATGCAGCATCAAACAGAGTTGTGATTAGATTTGCTCAACCACCTAAAGCTGATGCTACTGTAAGATTTGCAATATTTGAAGGCATTGTACAAAATTATAGTGCAGTTACTATTGACACATTTGAAAGTGACGGCAGTACTACATCTTATAATCTTACACAAACACCATTTACACAAACACCAACAGAATGGTTTACTATTGTTAAGATTAATGATGAAATATTAAATGCAGGATATACAGAAAAGTTTGTTTTAACTGATAGCAGAGAGTATCAATTAAAGCTATGGCAAGTTCCTGCAGGTAGTGTTTCCTCAGATCAATTAAGACTTTATCTGAATGGTACAGAAATAGAATATATCAGAGATTGGAATTATACTGCATCTGGTGCATACGATCCGACATTCCCGGATAGCGGGCAAGATGCTAGTAAAATAATACTTAATCCAAATGTTGGCAGTGTAGGTGACACATTAAGAGTATATATTACAGGGTGGGACGATAGCACACAAAGTGGTGGCGATTATCGTTACGGATATTTTAACCAGGATGGTGAATTTGTAAGCACACCGGGCACACTTTATATTAATAAAAATTATGCTGTTGGCGATAACATTACAGTGTATCAATTTAGTAATCACGATAGTCAAGGGATAGAAAGACAAAATCTTGATGTTGTTGAAAGAACTATTTTATCACCGGGTACAAATTCTAGTTCGCAGAAATTCCAACTAGATGGTAGTACTGCTTCTATAAATCTTCTTCCTGCATTAGATTATAACAAGCAATATGCATTGTATTATAATAATACAAGAATTGATGATCCTAACTACGGATCCCCAGAACAGACTAATAATAATGCAATTACTACAACAGTGCAGGGTGCCGGTCAAAATATATTTGATTTGCAAGCTATTGGATTATTAACAACAGCTGGTGACATATTTGAAATAGTAGAATTAGATGCTATTATTATTCCAGACTCTGGAACAGCAGACTGGTATGAATTAAGACAACTAAGATTAGGTTATATTAATTTACAAAGTCCAGCTGTAGACGATCAGTATGTTTGGGTATCTAAAAATGGTAACCTATTAAATTCATCAGTTGATTATGTTATTACACCAGATAAAATGCGTGTTAAGTTAAAAGAGCCATTAACAGATGATGACACAATAGAAACATTCCATTTTGCTAATCAAAGTTTAAAGAATAAATTTGGTTGGAGACAATTTAAAGATATTTTAAATAGAGATGTTTACAAGAGATTAGATGGTGCTAAAAACTTTAGACTAGCCGAAACTCTTAACTGGTACGACAAAGTTATAAGTGTAGAAGATGGAACAAACCTACCAGATCCAGTACCTGGTTCAAAGTATCCAGCAGTTGTGTTTATTGATGGTGAAAGAATTGAATATTTTAGAAAAGATGGCAACTACTTAAAACAACTTAGAAGAGGTACACTTGGAACTGGTGTAAAAGAATCATATGATATAGGAACTGAAATATACGATCAAAGTATAACAGCAACTATGCCATATAAAGATGAAACATTAACAACAATATTCACAGCAGACGGCACAAGTGCAACATATGAATTAGATTTTACTCCTACGCACGGTGTAAACGAGTTTGAAGTATTTGTTGCAGGCCGCAGATTGAGAAAAACATCTTTACAGTCTTATCAGCTAGATACAGACATAAGAACAGCATATGCAACTGCTGGTCAAAGTATAAATCAAGATTCACCAGAAGGTGATGTAACAATACCAGCAGAATTTTCGTTACAAAACGGTAATGAACTTGTATTGTTAGAAACTCCAGGAGAAAACCAGAAGGTTATAATTGTTAGAAAACAGGGAAGATTGTGGACAGATCCAGGAACACCAGTCAGTGAAGCAAATACAGACATTGGTAGATTCTTACGATCAGCACAGGTTGACTTGCCCGGATAAATAACACAGTAGGATAAAGAAATGAACGATAATTTTAATGACAAAAGTGGTATACTAATTAAAGGTCATATTAAAATATATGATCCTGAATCTAACGAAGTTTTTATTGACAAGAACAATGCAATTCATTATGAAAATATGAGTATTGCTCTTGCAGATAGTATTGGTAATAGAGGTCAGGGTTGGATCTATGAAATGAGCTTTGGCAATGGCGGCACTAGTGTTGATCCTACAGGTATTATTACATACTTAACACCTAATAGCACAGGCACCAATGCAAGTTTATATAATCAAACATATACAAAAATTGTAGACGACAACAGTGTTAATAACACAGATCCAGTTAGAAACAAAATTGAAACAAGACATGTTAGCGGAACAAATTATACAGATGTTCTTATAACTTGTTTATTAGACTATGGTGAGCCGAGCGGCCAAGACGCATTTGATACAGCTACAGATCAAAACAGTCTGTATGTATTTGACGAACTAGGGCTCAAAGGATATTCTCCATCAGGAAGCGGAAATCTTTTAACTCATGTTGTATTCCATCCTGTACAAAAAAGTTTAAACAGACTAATTCAAATTGACTATACTGTGAGAATACAGAGTCTTGCAGGAACAGTTGGAGAATAATAGATGGCATATACTATAGCATATACAGATCAAGCAAACAAAGGTACAATAACTGTAGAAGATAATACTATCAATACAGAAACTTCCTTAGGATTGCCTGGCAAAAATACAACAGCTTATGGTACAACTATTGCTACTAACTTTCTTCATCTATTAGAAAATTTTGCAAGTGCCACAGAGCCAGCTACACCAGTTGAAGGACAGTTATGGTACGACAGCACACCAGGTGTAGAACAATTAAAAGTATATGATGGCACTAACTGGGTTGCCAGTGGCGGCCTTAAAAAAGCAAGTTCGGCACCACAAGCAGGACAAAGTTTAACTGGAGACCTTTGGGTTGATACAGATAATCAACAACTTTATTTGTTTAGCGGTTCTGGTTGGGTATTAGTTGGTCCAAATTTCAGTGATGGTCTAGTAACAGGCGCATCTCCGATTACAGTAGTAGGAACTGATGATAAAAATTATAATGTATTACAAATCGAAGTTGATGCAAAGCCTGTTGCACTTATAGCCAGTCAAAGTTTTACACCTAAGATTGTTATACCTGGATTTAGCACACTAAACCCTGGTATTAATCTTTCTGCAAATAATATCACAGGATCTGGTGTTCCTAAGTTTTATGGAACTGCTGAAAAGGCAGAAGGTTTAATTGTAAGTGGAAACACAGTAGCTGCAGGAAATTTTTTAAGAGGAGATGTAACAAGTACAACAGCATTTCCTTTGAATATTCAAAACAATTCGGGAATTAATTACGGAATTAACGCTGAAATGAATATTGGCGTTGCAGGAAATGCAGGAGTATTCCAACATAATATTGCTGGATCTAGCATGGACTTTAAGGTTAAGAATGACGGAATTCTTAAGAATATTCTTAGACTTGATAGTGATTTAAAAGTTGGTATTAATAATGTTGCTCCTGATCAAGAGCTTGATGTTACAGGTAATATTCAAGCAAGCGGCTTTATTAGATCAACATCAACAACAGATAGTTCAAATTTCACTACAGGAAGTATTAGAACATCAGGCGGATTAGGTGTTGCTAAAAATGTTAATATCGGCGGCGCCCTAAAAATTACAGGAACTACAACTACTACTGCTGTACAACCAGATCAAAATAATACTAGAAGTATTGGTAGCACAAGTGCAAAATATGCAAACATATATGCAACAACATTTTTTGGTAATTTAACAGGAAATGTAAGCGGTACTGTTAGTGGTAGAGCAGGTAGTGCTGATAGACTTACTAGTGCAACTACATTTAGATTTACAGGTGATGTTACTGCTGATGATATTGTGTTTGACGGACAAACCGGCAGCACTCTTAAGATATTTGATACTCAAATAAGCAATGATATTGTTGCAGGCAAAACTGTTGTGTTGACTTCACAAGCAGATGATGAATTTTTAATTAACAGAACTACTGGTTCAACAGGTCTTAAAAAAATAAACAGACAAAACTTGTTTGCTGCAATCCAAGGCACTGTGCCTGTTGGTACAGTTGTACCATATGCAGGATCAGCAGCACCAATAGGTTGGTTGTTATGTGACGGATCAGAAGTGTTAATAAGTTTATACGGCGAATTACACGATGTAATACAAAATACTTATAAACCTACTGCTGCTTCAGGGTATTTTGGACTACCTGATTTAAGAGGTAGAATGATTATGGGTCCAGATAATATGGGCGGAACCAGTGCCAATGTTGTTACAGCAAATGCTGCAGATGTAGTAGGTGCTAAAGACGGTAACGAAACTGTAACTATAACCACTGAAAATCTTCCAGAACACGAACACGATATGCGTGGCGACAGTGGTGACCAGTATTATGCTCTTAGAGACGTAAGTGGAACACCAAATGATAACGAAGCGATTGTATATGATTCACCAACAGGTACAGGCGCTGGTCAAGCCTATCCAAGTAGTGGCGGTGTATTATTAGGTTCTGGAGAAACACTTGGAAATGCACTCAACATTATGAATCCGTTTATGACAATGAACTGGATTATCTATCACGGAGGGTAAGAATAGATGAGTTATAGACTAAACAGAACTGATGGTGAATTACTTGTCGATTTAACCGACGGTATTCTCGATACTACTACCACAGATATTACCCTCATTGGAAAAAATTATAAAGGTTTTGGTGAGTTTCTAAATGAAAATCTTATCAAAATTATGGAAAATTTTGCTTCAACTAGTCAACCTGCTAACCCTATGGTTGGACAGTTATGGTATGACAAGCAAGACGCAAGATTAAAAGTATATGATGGTACAGTTTTTAGACCAGCAACAGGATCTGTTGTTAGCAGTACACGACCTAGCAACTTAAATGCAGGCGACTTATGGATTGATAACGAAAATAATAAGTTATATATATGGGACGGAACTGACTTAACATTAGTAGGACCTGATTATGATGCAGGACAAGGAAAAACAGGCTTCGAAGTTGCAAGTCAACTAGATAGTACAGATGTTCAGCGCACAATTCTTAAATTGTTCTTAGGTGGCACACTAGTAGGTGTTTATTCTCCAGAAACTTTTTATATTCCTCCGGAATTCGCAATAGCAGGTTATCCTTTAGTTGCCGGTGATGCACAAAATAGACAATTATTAGAAAAAGGATTCAATGTAGTTAGTGCAGAGTTTTTCTATAGAGGAACAGCGACTGCGGCAAAGGGTTTATTAGACGATGCTGGGGTAACAAAAACAGCTACTGACTTTGTTCCTACAACAGGCAATGCAGCTATGACTGGAAGCCTAAAAATTAAAAACTCAGCAGGTTTAAGTGTAGGAATTGGCGAAACAGAATATGCAATACTTAAAATTGCAGGTACAACAACCACACTTGAAGCACAACAGAGTAATGCAGATATTGCTTTAAGGGTAAAAACAGGTAGTAGTTTCATTAATGCTTTATATGTTGACACTAGTGAACAAAAAGTTGGTATATGGAAAGCAAATCCGAGCTATTCTTTAGATGTTACAGGAACAGGTCGCTTCACAAGTAATCTTACTGTAGGCGGAAATCTACTTGTAGAAGGTGATACTACTTATTTTAACACTACGACACTTAGAGTAGAAGATAAAAATATTGAATTAGGACTACTAGATGATAGCACAGAAGGCGATGATAATGCTATAGACGGTGGCGGAATTATATTAAGAAGTTCAAACGGATCTAAAGATTGGACTTGGGAACAAACAACAAATAGTTATACATCTAATGTTGATATTGATCTAGATGAAAATGTAGGAAATCCTGTTCCGTCTTATAATATAGGCGGCACAAGTGTTTTAACGAAAACAACACTAGGAAGCACAGTTACAAGTGCATTAGGTGTTACAATATTAGGTGTTCAGTCAGAACTTACAGTTGATGATATAAAATTAAATGGTGCAACAATTCAAAGAATCAATGGCGCAGGCCTAAATGTTGTTGCTGGCGGCGATATTACTATTGATAGTCAAAATATTACAGGATTAGCAGAACCAACTACAAGCACAGATGCAACAACAAAAAATTATGTAGATGTTCAAATTGCTAATCAAGATGTTTACCTTAGTATGGACGTCACTGGCTTAACTGATCCAGCTGCTATTGGATCAGGTGACGGACCAAAAGACAGTATTAAAACACTTTTACAAAATATGAAAGCGGCGTCTAGTGTTGAAGATGGAACAACAGCATATGTTTTAGCTACATCATATTCTGGTTCAACAGTTTCTGGTATTGTTGTTGATATTACAACAAGTCCAAATACTTCAGGAGTGTTAACTAAATCAGTTATTAGTGTTGATAAAGACAATATTTCAAGTAGTGAAAGTGTTATTCAAGATATTAGCCAAAGTAACGCTGCTAGTGGTACAATCAACCTTACAGCAACAAGATATATTTACGAATACACAGCATCTAGTGATGTTTGGGTGTTTGTAAGAAGAACATTACAGACGGTAACTTAATGTATGAAAAGCGATAAATAAACATATAGGGGTAAGAGATGTCATACACAATAAACAGATATAATACTGCTCAGCTTACAGTAGTCGAAGATGGTACTATTGACCAAACCACCGATTTAAAACTTGTCGGTAAGAACTATGCTGGGTATGGAGAAATACAAAACGAAAACTTTGTATTCTTATTAGAAAATTTCGCAGGTGCAAATCAACCACCGAAGGCTTTAAACGGTCAAATTTGGTTTGATACTGCAAACAGTAAACTAAAATTTTATGATGGTACAAAATGGAGAACAACTGGCGGCGCCGAAGTAAGTAGCACTACCCCTGCAGGACTTGCTGAAGGTGATTTTTGGTGGGACACCGGAAACGAACAGTTGTATGCATATAACGGAACATCATTTGTACTAGTTGGGCCACAAGGCGTTGGCGAAACAGTAACTCAATTCCAAAGTACTAATATTAGAGACAATACTGGTACATCAAGACCTGTTATTAAAAGTGTTATTAACGATGAAGTTATTCATATCATCAGTGCTCAGCAATTCACAATAGGAAGTGAAGATGCAAGTGGTTATCCAGGCTTTGATGTTATTAGACAGGGCTTAACACTTAAAAATACAATTAACTCTACAGGCGGAGTTACATCTACTTCACATAGATTCTGGGGAACAGCATCAAATGCATTAAAACTTAATGGTATAGATGCAAGTGATTATGTTGTTTCAAGAGCAGGTGAATCAACTTCGTTTACAACATTAACAGAATTTGCTGATATCGGTGTAGCCATTGGTGACTCAAACGATTTAGTAATTAAGATTGTTGATGATAACAAAGGATTGATTGCTAACGAACAAGGACAGCAACTATATTTCCAAGTACAAAACGCAAGTGCGGCACAAAAAATGCCATTGCGTCTAACTGCAACAGCAATTTTACCAGGTTATAGTAATGTAAGCGCCTGGACAGGAACAGAAACAATTAATATTGGTGCAAGTGGTAATGCATTTAGCACAGTTTATGCTACTACATTTAGTGGTACTGCTACAAACTCACAAACACTCGAAGTTGGCGGAGTATCAAGAAGTGCAAGTACTAGTGCAACAGCAAATACTGTTGCCGCAAGAGATGGTTCAGGACATTTGTACGCAAATGTTTTCCAAGGAACGTCGACAGCAGCTCAATTTGCTGACTTGGCTGAAAAGTATACAGCTGATGCAGACTATGAGCCTGGCACAGTATTAGTATTTGGCGGCGAAGCAGAAGTTACAGAATGTAAATCATTTTGCGATACAAGATTAGCTGGTGTTGTTTCAACAAATCCGGCACACTTAATGAACAGCAAAATCGAAGGTGTTGCAATAGCACTAAAAGGTAGAGTTCCTTGTAAAGTAGAAGGACCAGTTAACAAGGGTGACATATTAGTCACAGGACCAACTGCTGGAACTGCTACAACGCTTAGAAATGACAGTGCATCTCCAAGTCCTTGGTGCGTAATTGGAAAAAGTTTAGAAGACAATTCCGACGAAGGCGTCAGACTAGTAGAGATTGCAATTTAATGACTATAAATAAGTGCGTAGTTAAAGGAAGTTAATATGGCAGTAAGCACCGGCGATACAATTACAGCAGCTCAATATAATGGCTTACAAAGTCGTGTTAATACTGTTATGGGAACAGGATCCGGAACCACCGGTTATGGACAGACCTTAGCAAGTGGACAAGTAAGTGTTGGACAAACAATTACTGCTAACCACTTTGATACTTTAAGAACAGATATAAACAAAGCAAACAACCACCAAAGCGGAACTAATGCTGCAATTGGTGATATTGCTGTAGGACAGGTTATTGGCGCAGATGCCAGTGGAACAAGTATTAGTGCATTAACAGTATTAGACGAAGGTTTTAACGATTACGAAACTGCAATAGGCGTAATTGAAACTAACAAGTTTCTTATTAATGCTGGCAATAGCAGTGTTGAAGCAGCAACTTCGAGTACAAGGACAACTGCCTGGAACAGCGTAGTTAACCATGAATTTACAGTATCGTTTACTAGTGCTGATGCTCGAAGATATTTCTTTAACAGCGGCGGCGAAATCCGTTTTTCAGCATCTAGATCAGGCGGCGCAGGATCAAAAGATTCTGATTGGACTACATTGTTATCCAATATGGGAACAATTAAATTTGGATATACAAGTACAACTGCTACAGGATCTGGAACTGGATCAAGTATTGGTAATATTGATCTTACCGGAACATATCAAGTTATTTTTCAAAAGAATGGTTCAGGCAACTATGCAGAAAACCAATATGAAATTCAAGCAAGACAAGATAGTGCTACAATATTGCGTTTCAATGTAAGATTTGAAGATAATGACTTGGGCGATCAGCAACCTGTAGGACCACAAGGTATTGATCCAAACCCAGCAGGACCAGCAATTGACGAAGATGTTACAGGTACACTTACAAGCACAATTCAACAGCTTCGTGCCACAGGTAGCAATGTTAGTGTTACTGGACCAAGTTACACAAACACAAGCAATTTATAAGCCAATAAATCATTGACAAACTGCTATTTCTTGTATATAATATACAAGACTAGGAGTTTCATATGGATAACAGACTTTCATCTGCATTAGAATTTGCCAATTATTCTCACGCACTTTTTAATCAAAAAAAAATAGCTTACCAAAAGTTTCTTGATTCTTGTGTACATTATCATAATGCGGGCAAGTTTACTATAACACAAGAGTTTATAACTTCATGTGAATCACAAGAAAAATCTGCAATTATTCTTGACGATAATAATATTCCTGTACACATAGAGAATACAACTAATTTCTGTAAGTCTATAAAAGAAAAGTATAATAATGCATTGTCAAAATACTACACTGAATACCAAAAAATTACAGCAAGTAAAACGGTACAGGGAATTGTAGATGTCTAAAGGTGTACTTGTTTTTGCCTTTAATAATGAGCAGATAGATTACATAAAGCAAGCAAAAGATCTAGCCAAGCGAGTAAAACAACATCTTGGACTACCTACAACTGTAGTTACTGATATAGATATTATCGATGATGATTTTGATACCGTTGTTAAGTTTGATGGTAATACGCATTTGTCTCAAAAAACATACAGGAACGGATCAGATAGTATTAAGTTAAATTTTAAAAATTGTGCAAGAGTATTTGCATACGAGCTATCTCCTTATGACGAGACTATTATCTTAGACAGTGATTTTATTATATGCAATAATGATTTTTTAAAATGCTTTGAGCAAACTAAAGAATTATTAATGTATCATAATAGTTTTGATTTAACTGGAGCAAGAGAAATAACAAACGAATTTAAATGGATTAGTGATACAGGGCCAAAGTTTTATTGGGCAACTTCTGTTTACTTTAAGAAGTCTAAATTTACAAAAATGTTTTTTGACTTGTTAGAACACATTTATGAAAATTACACATACTATAGAGTTTTATATCAATTAGAAACAAGAGTATACCGGAATGATTTTGCATTTAGTATTGCAGTGCATATTCTAAATGATTTTATCGATGCAGATATTCTAGGAGAGTTTCCAGGTACAAAATATTATGTAACTGATAGAGACACACTATTAGAATTAGATAATGAAAACTTGTTATTTCTTTCCGAAAAAAACACAATAGTAAGAACAAAAGAATTAAATGTACACTGTATGAATAAATTTAGTTTGGATAATTTATTATGACACAAGGATATTTAATATATGCACAAGGAGATATGCATATAAAATATGCTATACATTGCGCCGAAAGTTTAAAAAACTTAAATGATACTAGACCGATTAGTCTAGTTACTGATAGAAAAATAGATAACAACTTATTTGATAAAGTTATTGTTGTAGAAAAAAACAAAGATAAATTTCATGTAGTTAATAGGTCAAAGTTAATACAATGGTCACCTTATGACGAAACTACGGTTATCGAAAGTGATTGTTTAGTTACACAGAATTTAGAATATTGGTGGAAAAGGAATAGTGATAAAGACTTGACTTTTATTAGTCAAGCATATACATACAGACAGCAACCATTAGATATAACTTATGATAGAAAAACTTGGATACAAAATGATTTACCTAGTCTTTATGTAGCATTTCATTATTTTAAAAAAACAGAGTTTACAAAAAGATTTTTTGATTTAGTATTAGAAATTAATACAAATCTTGAACTTTATAAAACATTTTTACCAAATAGAAATCCTAAAATTCCAAGCATGGATATTGCAATTTGTTTAGCCACAAAAATTTTAGATTGTTATAACGATGTAGCATATACATCAATAGATCCTATGTTTGTTCATATGAAACCGTTTGCACAAGGATTAGAAACTCCTTCCGAAGAATGGTCGGATAAATTAGGATTTTATAAATCTAATAATGATTTGCATATAGGTACCTTTAAACAAAAAGGTGTTATACATTATATTGAGGATGTTGTTTAATGTTTTATGTATATTACGAAAAAGAAAAAAGAACAATAATTTCAATTACTAATGAAAAAAATAATTCTTTACAAGATTTTGTAGTAAAACAAGAAGAAGAAATTCTTGATTTTATTACAGGAAATAGAAATACAAACGACTATGTGTTAGATAAAGATTTTAATTTTACTTTAATAGAAAAGTATAAAAATAAGTTTGAGGTTGATCAGTCTTTTCATAAAATTGAAAAAACTGAAGATGCTGATCTATTAGTATTACATAACAGTAAATGGAAATTTAAAAAGTCTTCCGAGATAACCGGTAATCTATTTTTTGTAATAACAGAAAAAGATAATCCTAATAAATTAATTAGAGCTATTCATTTTCCAGCAACAGATTTAGATTGCGAGTTTAATTTTAAATATCCAATTGAAAAAGATATAAACAATATAAGCATATGGATATTACATAAAACATTTGCTAAATGTTCGTTGGAGACATAATGAGTCAAGAATTTAAAGTTTATGATTATGATATAATTTATCTTAGCTATGATGAACCTAATGCTGAAGAAAATTATTATGACCTAAAACAAAAAATACCGTGGGCAAAAAGAGTACATGGTGTAGAAGGCTCAGATGCTGCACATAAAGCCTGTGCAGAACTTGCTACAACTGAACGCTTTATTACTATTGATGGCGACAATAAGATTAATAGAAAGTTTATAGGAGAAGTACTACATTTTGCAGATGATGTAGATTTAAGCAAGTGTGTAATTAGTTGGAGTGCGTATAACATGATCAACGGATTAACATACGGCAATGGCGGAATTAAATGTTGGCCAACTGAGCTTGTTAAAACTATGCGTACACACGAGAATGCAGACCCAAACAATGCACAGGCCCAGGTAGATTTCTGTTGGGATTTAGAATACTTACAAGTTGATAGAATTTATAGTTATGTTTATAATAACGCTACTCCGCAACAAGCCTGGCGAGCAGGATTTAGAGAAGGTGTTAAAATGAGTTTGTTGGAAGGACTCCCAGCAGATTCTAAACAGTTTACTAATCAAATTCCTAAAAAGAATTTAGACAGATTACGAATATGGTGTAATATTGGCGAAGACATTCCCAATGGTAAATGGGCAATTTATGGTGCCAGAGAAGGTTGCTATAAAACAAACTGTACAGATTGGGATCATGTAAATGTTAGAGATTTTGAATACCTAAATAATTTATGGAAAGAACAGTATAGCAAAATAGATGAAGATAAACTTGACCATGAAATAATAGGATTAGGATACACACTAAATCATGATTTAGATTTAGCAATACCAGTTGACCAATATAACAAAGAACAAAGTAAATTTTTTAAAAGTGTTTATGTTCCTCCAGAAAGAACACCGCAGACTTTCCTTACAGAAAAGCAAACAGCAGAATATGACATTGTAATGATAACATACAATGAGCCTAATGCTAATAAAAATTATGATACTCTAAAAGAAAAATTTCCAAGAGCAAAAAGGGTTGACGGAGTAAAGGGTATTCCTAATGCACATAGAGAAGCTGCTAAACTCTGTACTACAGATTTAATTTGGATCGTAGACGGCGATGCTGAGATAGTAGATGGATTCAATTTTGATTATAGATCACCTGACACAGAAAAGAATTATGTAAAAGTTTGGCGTAGTGTAAATCCTATTAACGGTTTAGAATACGGTTACGGCGGAATAAAATTATTTCCTAGACAAGCAACTCTTAACATGGATATAACAAAACCTGATATGACAACAAGCATAAGCAGGCATTTTAAACCTATTAAAGTTGTAAGTAATATTACTGCGTTTAACACAGATGCGTTTAGTGCGTGGAAAAGCGGATTTAGAGAATGTGCAAAATTAGCAAGCAGTATAATTGACAGACAGAAACAAAATGAAACTGATGAAAGACTTGATATTTGGTGTGAAGATGCAGATGAAAAAATTCCATTTGCTAAACAAGCCGTCGCCGGCGCTAGAGCAGGTAGAGAATTTGGAACTGCTAATAAAGCCAATCTAGAAGAATTAAATAAAATTAATGATTTTGATTGGCTCAAGGAACAGTACAATCAAAATTATGGAATAGTACAAGAACAGCCTATAGAATTAAATGAAGACGAAGTAAAAGATTTATTAGATAGATTTGAAATATTGTATCAAGGTCCAGTAACAGATATACGCAGGTTTTATAATGACAAAGATTTTAATAGTTTAAAAAGACTTGTCACAGGACACGAAGATATTTTTAAAGTTTTAGATAATGATCAATATGCATTATGGAGAACTTTAGACAAACTAACACACAGTCGATATATTAAACCTTTAAAAGCATTGTACAACAATCCTAAATTTGATAAAGATTGTTTTAGTAGAGGACAACTTAAAAGCAAACTGTGGTTAGTAGAAAATTTAAAACAATTAGATATTGAATTAGGTAATGTTTTTATTTGTGCAGGTTGGTACGCAACTGTTGTTCCTATGCTACAAGAACAACAAATAAAATTTAATAAAATTAGGAGTTTTGATATTGATCCTGATGTTTGGAAGATAGCAGAAACTTTTAATAAAACACTTACAACTGATAACTGGAAATTTAAAGCCCAAACTTTAGATATACAAATACTAAAATACAACGAGTTTGAGTTTGAAACTATAAAAAGTAATGGTAGCATAGAAAAGTTAAAAGAAAGTGCAAACACTATAATTAACACTAGTTGTGAACATATTGCAAATTTTGAAGAATGGTATGCAAAAATACCAACTGGTAAATTAGTTATATTACAAAGCAATGATTTTTTTGGCATTGACGAACATGTAAATTGTGTTGTTGATTTAAATTATTTTGCAAATCAAACACCACTAACAAAATTACTTTATGAAGGAGAACTTCCTTTAGAAAAATATACAAGATTTATGAGAATTGGATATAAGTAATGGAAACTAAAATTATTGTAATAGACAATTTTTATGACAATCCTGATAGTGTTAGAGCACTTGCTCTTGAACAAGAATTTAATGTAAAAGGCAACTTTCCAGGTCGTAGAACAAAAAGTTTTTTATCGCAAGAAGCTAAAGATAAAATTACAAAAATTTTAGGAAACATATCATGGAATGATGAAGATGGAAGTACAGGAAGTTTTCAATATACAACTGCATTAGAAAGAAGTTGGATTCATAGAGATGTAAGGGAATGGGCTGGTGTATGTTATCTAACACCTAATGCACCTGTTCAATCTGGAACAATACTGTATCAAGATAGAGAAATAAACAGACCTAAAGAAGTTTATGATTTAACAAAATTTAAAAAAGATATAACAATAGAAAATGTGTATAATAGATTAATCCTTTACAAGGGTGATCTTTTGCATAAAAGTGATACATACTTTGGCTTAGAAAAAGAAGAAGCAAGACTGTTTCAGGTTTTCTTTTTAGGAGAGTTAAATGCTTGAAAAACTTACACTTAGACAATTACAAACTGAAAGTGCAAAAGCTCTAAGTACTATGGAAGCTACAAACAATAACATATATCAGTTTAATAAAGAAGCACATCATAACAGTCATAATTGGTACAAAGTTGTAATACAGTGGTACATAGATGAATACGGAGACTTACCCAGCAAGGTTGGCCCAGGAAAAGATATAAAGTTGGTAATGGATGTATAGATACGAAGACATAAAAGCAATTCATTTAGAGGTTACACAAAACTGTCAAGCCAGTTGTCCTATGTGTGACCGTAACATGAATGGCGAAGGAATTAATCCGCATATTAATCTAGATGAACTTACACTAGAAGATTGTAAAAAGATATTCCTTCCTGAGTTTGTACAACAACTTAATACTATGTATATGTGTGGCAACCTGGGTGATCCTATTGTTGCTCGAGATACACTTGAAATATTCAAATACTTTAGAGAGCATAATCCCACTATGTGGTTAAGCATGAATACAAATGGAGGAGCTAAAGATGAAAAATTTTGGACTGAACTTGCTACGGTGTTTGGCCGCAACGGTTGCGTTATTTTTTCTGTGGATGGTCTCGCAGATACCAATCACATATATAGACAAAATGTAGTATGGGAAAATGTTGAACGCAACATGCGGACATTTATAAATGCCGGTGGCAGAGCCCGTTGGGACTTTTTAATTTTTGAACACAATCAACATCAAGTTGATGAAGCTGAAGCACTTGCTAACGAGTGGGGTGTTGAAAAGTTTATGAAAAAGAAAACAGGAAGATTTGTAGATGCAAAGACTAACAAGAAAGAAACTCACCAAGCCAAAGACCGCAAAGGCAAAAATACAACAGAACTCAAAAAGCCAGACACAAAGTACCAGAACAAAGCTCTTACTAAGCAAGAAACTATCTTAAAAAAATACGGCAGTATGGATGCATATTATGACGCTACGCCGGTGATATGTAAAGTAAAGAAAGAAAACAGTTTGTTTATTACAGCAGAAGGATTAGCACTACCGTGTTGTTGGACCGCTGGCCGAATGTATAAGTGGTGGCATAAAGATCCTAAAGTAGAACAGATATGGGATTTTATTCCTAATAAAAATGCACTTGATGCCCGCAACGGCCTTGACAAAGTATTTGATACAGGCATATTTAATAGAATACAAGACAGTTGGAATAAGCCTAGTTGCGCCGAAGGCAAACTAAAAGTATGTGCTACAAAGTGCGGCGCCGAGTTTGATCCATTTACAGAACAGTTCAAATAAGTACAGTATGACCGATAAACCATTGCCTTCTGAAACCTTCTGTGCGTTACCTTGGCTACATCTTTCAAGTAGACCTGACGGAAAAATGCGAACATGCTGTACCTCAAATGCAAGTAGTGTACAAGATCCCGATTCAAATATAAAAATAGGAGGCGGAGAAGTTGGCATTGTAAAAAATGATGACGGTATTCCTGCTAACTTTAATCATACTACTCTAGAACAAGCATGGAACAGTAGTTACATGCGTAATGTTCGTAAAATGATGTTGCGTGGCGAAAAGCCTGCTAGTTGTTTAAAGTGTTACAAAGAAGAAGAAGCAGGTCATCTTAGTAAACGCAACTGGGAAACAGAATATTGGGGCAATAGATACGACCTGCAGCAGTTGGTAGATGAAACTAAAGAAGACGGTAGTATTCCTCCTAAGATACGCTACATCGACCTTAGAATGGGTACAAAGTGCCAACTAAGTTGTGTTATGTGTAGTCCACATGATAGTTCAGGCTGGGTTAAAGATTGGCAAGCAATTTACCCTGAAATGCAAAATCAAAAACTGAAAAATACAAGCCAGTGGAAAAACAAAGGTCAAGTACACGGCGCAAGTTACAACTGGCACAAAAACAATCCCAGATTTTGGGCTGACTTAATGGATCAAATCCCGCATATGTATCAATTATACTTTGCAGGTGGTGAAAGTCTTATTATTGATGAACATTATGAATTACTCGAAGAATGTATCAAAAGAGGACATGCTAAAAACATAGAACTTCGCTACAATTCAAATGCTGTAGAATGGAGAGACGATTTGTTTGACTTATGGGCAGAATTTAAGCGTGTGAGATTTCACTATTCGATAGATGCATTAGGTGAACAAAATGATTATATTCGTTATCCATCACAATGGAAACACCAAGAAGAAGTTTTTTGGAAACTAGACGGCACAAGTGATAATGTAGAGGTTACAACAGCAACTACTATACTTGCACTAAATGTTGCATACATTCCGGAGTTTGTACAATGGAAAGTTGATCAAGGATTTCGTAAATTAAACAAATGGCCTCTTGGCGCAGGAGGCATCAACATGCACTTTGCGTATTGGCCACCACAATTAAATGTTAAAGTTCTACCGCCTGAAATTAAAAAACAAATCACTGAAAAATATGAAAACGAATTTTATCCTTGGATAGAAGAAAACTGGATGCGGTTTACGGGGGTGAATGAAAGTGGCATAACACAAGATCAGTTTTTAAATGCTCCATATGGTATAAAGCGTTTTAAAGGTATTATAAACTTCATGAATGCAGAAGACTGGAGTGCAAGATTACCAGAAACTAGAGAATATCTCAACCTTGTAAACAAGCGTAGAGGATGGGATGATAAATTCTTAAAAGTGTTTCCTATATTTAAGGATATTATAAATGGCTAATCCTGTATGTAATGCTGTTCATCATGCTTTGTGTATCACTGCATACGGCGCAATAAATCCTTGTTGTTCTAGTAGAGACTTTGTACATATTGATGATGTTCCTAATATCAAAGATTATTTTTATAATAATCAACATCTTGAAAAATCACGTCAAATAGAATTAACAGATAAATGGTTACCTGAATGTAGTGCCTGTAAGAAAAAACTCGAAAACGGAATAGACAGCCGTAAAGATAAAATGCTTAGGTGGTTCCCCCATACAGATAAACAATTTACAGAGACAAACAAATATGCTATAGTTCACATGGATATAAGTTTTGGTAATAGTTGCAACCAAAAATGTATTATGTGTAACAGTAATTTTTCAAGCCAATGGTTAAAAGATGATATTGCAATGGTAGAAGAAGCACCGTACATTAGAAATAAATCTCTAATGCATTTTAAAAATTGGAGTTTGAGTTACGACCAGTTAGATCAGATTGCTGATTTGGTAACTGAACATACAAAAAAAATTGAAATAAAAGGTGGTGAACCTTTATATGATAAAAGATTTGAATATTTTGTTAATAAAGTTATAGAAAAAAATCCTCATGTTTTCTTTAATACAAATACAAATGGCTCTCATTTTAATCAAAAAAATATTGATATGTTAAACAACATTCCTAAAATAGGAATAGATATTAGTTTTGATGGCACAGGAAAGATTTATGAATGGATAAGAAATAATAGTTGGGAAGAAGCGGAAAAAAATTATATAGAATGTTTAAAACATATCAAGCATTATTTTGTTCTAAACTATACTACGATGGTTTATAATGTTGATCATATAGAAAAGTTTTATAATTGGGCAGCTGATTTGTCACAAAAATATGACAAAGAAGTTCCTTTACATTTTTCACAGATAGTTACAACTCCTAAATATCTAGATCCTATATATGCAAGTAAGGATAGGATTTTTGAAGGAATGAGACAAATTGAAAAAATAAAAAATGATCCAAGAGGATTTGCTAGTGGAAGTATAATGTTCGGAAGAAGTTTAGAAAAATTACATGCATATCTTGAAAATGGTTTGAAACAAGAAGTTGATTATAGTGGTTATACTCGTACACATGAATACATGACTAAAATTAGAGGTTGGGACATTAAAGACTATGCTGACATGTAAAGTTCCATGGATAAGCATAACACTAAGTGGCAATGGTGATATTAAACCTTGCTGTGTATTTCGTGGCGGCAAATACAGCATACACAAAGGTGATACCTTAGAAAGTGCTTGGAAAAGTATGGATGATCTCAGAGAAGCATTTATAAAAGGAGAAAAACCTGATAGTTGTACGCAGTGTTGGCAGAGAGAAGCAGCTCTAGGACACAGCAGAAGAACTTGGTATGACGACAAACTAACAAATTGGCCAGAAGAATATAATTTATCTCCAGATATGCAACTAAGGCATATGGATTTAAATTTTGGAAATACTTGTAATCTAAAATGCCGTATGTGTGGAAGTTGGGGAAGCACTGCTTGGTTCAAAGAAGAGCAGAAGTTAATGGAAATTAATCCCAAGTTTGAAAGAGGTATATCAAATCTAAAACCTACAATTATTCCTGCAAGTTATTGGCAAGATAAAAAGGAAATGTTCAAATATCTCGAACGCATAGATTTCAAGGGTGGCGAGCCTATGATGCAAGACGGAATGTATGACTTTCTTGAATATCTTGTTGAATGGGGATATGCTCCTAATATTACAATAGCATACACAACTAACGGAACTAAAACTCCAGAGCGTTTAAAAGAACTATGGCCAAAATTTAAAAAAGTAAAACTTGTTGTTAGTGTAGAAGGAACTGGAAAATTATATGAATATATACGCGGCGGTGATGTACAATCACTAGAACAACTTAAAGAAAATATACATTGGTTTGACCAATTTGAAAATCTAAATGGTAGTTTCAACAGTGCTATACAAATTTACAATATATTTGATTTAAATAATTTGCTAGAATGGTTCCGTGATACAGTTAATGCAAGTCGTAAGTGGCATACAGATCCTAATACATTTAAGTTTGACTGTTTGGTAGTAAACCCAAATTATCTAGATATAAACATTATGCCCGACAAATTAAAACAAAAAGCAGTAGAAATTATAGAACAAAAAAATTATAGAAGTCTACAAACTATTAAGTCTGCACTTGGTAAAAGTAGTTATGATGAACACAAATGGAATCTTTTTATCGACTTTACAAATCAATTAGATATTATGCGTAACACTAGTATAAAAGATGTGGTACCACAACTAAAGGAGTATTTTTAATGTTTACTTTAACAAATTGCTGTGTATACATGAATAATTATCCTTTTATTAATAACAAAGGTCAATTGCATTTGTGTTGTAAGAATAACAAATACACACTTCCTGGAAATATAAAAACTCATAGTTTAAAAGAAATGTTTTTCTCAAAAGAATATCAAGAGCTAAGAGAAACCATGCTTCAAGAAACAAAATTAGAAGGATGTGATGTTTGCTATTCTCAAGAATCTAGAAATGAAGACAGTTTCAGAATAAGAACATTAACAAAATTAAGAGGTACAAAAAATAATCTACAACCATTCCCAGAAATTAAAATCCAAAATTTAGATTTGCGTGTCGGATCTACTTGCAATTTAATGTGTACTATGTGTCATCCAACTGATAGTAGTAAATGGCATGCAAATTATGCGTCATTTGCAAAAGAAGTTAGACAAATGGGCGAAAATCATATCAATATAATTACTTCTACAAATAGTCCTAATTTACTTGATTGGGCAAATTATGATTCAAGTTGGGATAATATATTTTCAAGTATAGATAACGATTTGAATTTTGTTTATATTGCAGGAGGCGAGCCGTTTTATATTAAGAAATTTCCAGAGTATATGAGTCGGTTACTTGAAAAGGCACCAAACGCAACTATTGAAATAAACACAAACGCCACAAGACTAATAGAACCAAAACATTTACAAAAATTAAAAGGTAAATTGCAAATGCGTATTAGTATTGATGGATATAAAAGTACAGAAGAATATCAGAGAGCAGGAACAGATTGGGAAAATAAGATCAAAGTAATCAAACAATATTCTAAGTATTTCAAAATTATGGCATTTGATATTACATTAACAAGTTTAACAATAAGATCTTTACCTAATCTTGTAAAATTTTTAGAAAACAAATTTCCAGGTGTGCCTCTTTTGTTTAGACCAGTAGTAAACAGAGAAGGACAGCATATTAATAACTTGCCTTCTGAATTAACAATTGAAACATTGGAATTTTGTAAAACATTGCAAGAAAAAATTTTACAAAAACCCTCTCTGCGATGGCATTATAATAATGTAAATCAAATTGTTAATCTACTTGAACAAGGTTACAAAGATGAAATACAAGTTTTACAAAGATTAGTAAAATATTGGGACAATCATACAGGAATGAAACTAGCTAATATAGATAAAGAGTTAGGAGACTGGATACATGCAGACCATAGCAGTTGAACATAGCAGTCCTAAGCAAGCCCAAGTATTTAAAATTGAATGGAATATGGGCAAGAGATGTAATTTTAATTGCAGTTATTGTGACGAATTTACACACGATAACTCAAGTAAGCATTTACCCTATGAAGTAGCTAAAAAAACTGTTGATAAAATTTTAGAAAAAACACAAGGCAAGAAAATCAAAATAAATTTAACCGGTGGAGAACCTACAGTTAATCCGGAAATTGAAAAAATTGTAGATTACATGTATTCAAAAGGTATAGATGTTGGCATCACAACCAATGGCAGTCGTAAATTAGATTTCTACCAAAGAATATTGCCTAAACTTGCTAGTTTAATCTTTAGTTATCATATGGAATACCATGGTAGAGAAGTTTTGCCAGAAAATATTGTTAGTTTGTATAATCTAGCACAACAGCAAGATCATTATATACATGTACATGTGCATATGATGATGCTACCTACACAATTTGATGAAGCAAAAACAGCCATAGAATATTTTAAAGAAAATAATGTACCTGTAGTAATGCGTAGGATAAGACCAGCATATAAAAAAGACGATACATCTGTATATAATGCAAACGGAAATCTAGTTGAAGGTACTATTGCAAGACCGTTCTATGATGGAACAGTAACACTAAAGTTTAAAGATAAAAATGTTGACTATTCTGGAGGCCAAGATTATTATAGTGCAGAAGAAATAGCATACTTGGAGACTAATAATGTATAGACGATTAGAAAAACAAAACCGTGCAGGTAGTTTTACCAATGTAGCAACTATTAGAGACACTGATGAAGAAATAATTTGGGTTGAAGAAAATGTAAATGACATTACAGTACGGCAAGAAAACCAATACAAAGGTTGGATGTGTTGGGCAGGACTTGAAAGTCTTATGATAAATGCTCAGGGAGATGTGTTTACAGCAACATGCAAAGCAAAACGCATTGGCAACATATACGAAGACTTTAACTTGCCAGACGAGCCAATGACGTGTCCAAAGGATTGGTGTGCGTGTGCTGCTGATCTTAATACAACTAAAGCAAAAGACAAAGAAAGTGCAAAATATTTGAGAGTGAACAATGAAGAATAGAGATAAAGCACTAAAAAGTTCTACATTTTGTTTGTTGCCATTTATACATATGGCCACAAAAACAGACGGTGATATGAAACTATGTTGTCGCAGTTGGCCTGTTGGCAACATCAAAGACATATCAATGAAAGAACTTTGGAACAGCGACAAGTACAAAGAAGTTAGAAAGCAATTACTAAACAGCGAACGCCCACCAGAGTGTGATGCTTGTTGGCGCCACGAAGACATTGGTGTGCGTAGTATGCGTCAACGCTATAACAAAACAAGAACAGAAATGTTTTTACCTGCGGTAGATAAAATGGCAGATGATTATTCTATGCCTTTTGAAATACCTGTACTTGAAGCTAAACTGAGTAACTTTTGTAATCTTAAATGTAGAATGTGCCACCCACTAGACAGTACTAGTTGGAGCAAAGACTGGAAAGAAATTGAGCATCTTATGCAAGATGCCAACGAAAGTACATTTAGAAAAGTAAGAGAATATGACCTAACCACTAAACCATATATAAGTGGATGGGAAGACAGCGAAGGTTTTTGGAAAGAGATGGAAGAACTTGCTCCTCACTTTACAAGAATAGAATTTGCTGGAGGCGAACCTTTAATAGATCCAATACATTATAAAATACTTCATATGTTAAAACCCTATGGAGAAAATATTACAATTAAATACTCAACTAATCTTACAAAGTTAAATTATAAAAAAGATGACATACTTGAGTTGTGGAATCATTTTAAAGGAGTACAACTTTTTATCAGCATCGACGGAGTATATGACACTTATAATTATATTAGACAACTAGGCGACTATGAAACTGTAAAAGAAAATATTAAAAAAGTTAACCAACATCCTAAAGTAACATACACAGCTGGTGCATGTACACTTCAAATTTATAATATATTTGCGTTACCAGAAATAATGGACGGATTTATAGAAGAACTTGATATAGATGTACATACACACAGAGTAAACTATCCTAAATTTTTAGATTGTAGAGTAATACCTGCAAATTTAAAAGCAGAACTTGTTGAAGAATTTAAAGTTTATATACAAATTATACAATCTAAAACACATCCTAATTGGACCGAGGAAAGAAAGCGCAACGCAATTCAACATGTTAACGATGCAATCAGTATGTTACAAGGTGGCGACATGCCTAAACAGATTCCTGAATTTATTGAATTCAGTGATAAACTTGATGCAAAACAAAAAGTCAAAAAAACTTGGCGAGAACTGTTACCTAAACTAGCAACTGAACTAGATAAATGATAACACAAAAAGAACAAATAGATAGACTTAAAATTAAGGATTGTTATATCTGTTATGTAGATTCTCACGGAAAAAGATATGCAGATCCTTTTGTTGAACAGGTTTGTAAAAACATAACAGAATATAATGTACTAGATTTAGAATTTTTAAAGCAACCTACTGGGGTTGCAACTAATTTACATGATGCACTAGAACAAGCAAAATCTAGTAATTGCAAGTATTTGCTCTATGTAGAATTAGGCAATATAATTGATTGGTGTGACGGGATAACCAAAGACATACGAAATTGTATAGATGTTAATCCTGATATAAAATTTATAGGACATATACTACAGGCAAAAAATGGTAGTTTTTATATTCATCCACAATTTTTTCTTGTAGATGTAAAATGGGCATTAGAAAATAAAATCTCTGTAATAGAGTCTGAGGATGAAAATAAAAAATGGCTAGGTCCAGTTTTAGAGCGGAGCCAAGAAAATTTTCACAACAATTATACACCGGTGTGGACAAAAGCAACAGGCGTAAATAAAAAATTTAGAGGTAAATTTCGAGGCGCAAATATTATAAAAGCACTAGCAGATACTAATTCAAAATTTATGCCATGGCCCGAGCAGGTAAGAAATAAAAAAACATTTTTATATCCAACTGTTGCTGAAGAATGTGTAAAAAATAAAACTGTGATTGCAAAAAGTATTTCTACTAGCGGAGCATATATTGCAAACACAGAAGAAATAAACACAGAAAAATATTATAACTTATCAAAAAAATACAACATAAAACAGATATTCACTCCTGCTAGTGGGCTGAATACTTTTTTATTAGGATATTACATGCAAGTGCCTGATGTGGTTGCTTATGATATTTCGTTGTTGGGTTTAAGTTTTGTTCGTATTGTTAGAGACAAATGGGACGGAACAAACTATAAAGAATTCATAATGGACGAAATTGTAAATCATAACAGTTTACTTCCTATTTATTATGGAACAGAAACTCATTTAGATAATGCAGATCTGCTAGTAAAAAATCTTGGCAAAGACTTTGTTGACTGGTGGCAATATAACAAAAGTAGTTTAGCAACTGCTGAAGTTGATGTATTTGATCATCATACTTGGAATAGATTAAAAAAGAAATCACTAGGTGATTGTCCTACACTTTTTAATCTCAGTAATATATTACATTATGCGCCGACAGCATCTATTCTTAGTTTGCAAAATAGAATTGATATTTTTTCGCAGTTTAGGCACTATTGGTACTCAAGTATTACAAACCCAGAAAATTTAATATTGCAAGGTATGAATCCTATAGATGCAAGTAGGTTATCATCTGTCACAGAATTAAATAATTATCAAAGCAAAAGATTTCCTTGGAATGTGTAATGAAAAAAGAAATTGTAAAACTTTTTAAACGCAACAGGAAAACAGTGCATTACCCTCAGGTAAAACCGTTACCTGACACAATAAATGTAAATGAATTATCTAAATGGATTATGCACGAAAGCAATCTTGCTACATTGCTTTTAGATATCGAAATACCCTATAAAGAAATGTTTCAAGAAGCAATGGCACAAGAACATTTGTTTGTCAAACACAGAGGAGATGTTTCTCCAGGATGGAGCAGTATGGCAATACATGGAACAGCAGTAGATCATACACAACCTAAAGAATATTATTTCAAGGAAAACGCTCCTGACTACAGTTGGACTGAACTAGCAGAACTGTGTCCTGTTACTAAACAATGGATCAAAAGTTTAGAATTTGATAGATTAGATCGTGTAAGATTTATGAAACTTGATCCAGGAGGATATATAGATCCGCATAGAGATACAGATGTGCAAGGAATACATGCTTGGAATGTTGCATTAAACAATCCGCAAGGGCATGTTTTTGTTATGGACGGGTATGGTTATGTACCATGGTCAGAAGGACAAGTTAGAGGAATAGATGTAAGTAAATATCATAGTGTAGTTAATAATGGTACAGTGCCAAGGATACATATGATTATACACGGAGCATTTGGAAACAAATTTAGAAAAATAATAGTAGACAGTTATAAAAAAATATATGAAGAACAAAACTGATATAGTGCTTATAAGTACACCTGTTATGGAAACACGGGTACCAGCACCTGCAATTTATTATTTGAAAGGTGCTCTAAATCCTCACGGGTTTAGTGCAAGATGTTTTGACTTAGTTAGAGACAGCGAAGATCATTTTGGCAAAGAAGACAATAAAAAAATAAACAGTTTTTTACTTGCTGATTGGCATGCAGGAATACACGCCGACCCAGAAGATAAAGATATTTACAATTTAATACTTGACTATTATAGAGATTATGTTTTAGAAAAGATTGCACCTTTAGACCCTAAATGGGTAGGCATAAGTGTGTTTAGCCAAAATAGTCAAAAATCAACACACATACTTTGTAGAGTTTTAAGAGAAGTTTTACCTGAATCAAAAATTGTTCTAGGAGGAACAGGTCTAGGAGTTGCACTAGGAGGAGAATTAACTTTTGGACAAAATATTATAGAACAAAATTTTGCAGATTGTTACATTTCAGGTGAAGGAGAAATTGCACTAGTAGAATTATTAAAAGGCAATTACAATTATCCTGGTATAAACAGTCCTATGTACAAACAAATTGATGATATAGACAATTTGCCATTTCCAGATTATTCAGATTATCAACAAGATTATGGTGATATAAAAAAGATCACATTAACAGGGTCTAGAGGATGTGTGCGTAGATGCAGCTTTTGTGACATAGGTGCATTTTGGAAAAAGTTTAGATTTCGCAGCGGAGCAAATATTGCTGAAGAAATTATAAGAAATAAAAAACTATATGGTTCTAAAACTCATTTCTTTTCAGATAGTTTAATAAACGGAAGTATGAAAGCATTTAGAGATTTTTGTGAAGTAATGGCAGATTATCATGCTAAGAATAATAATAAGCAGGATCGGATAAGATGGGGAGGACAATTTATAATTAGAAGTGAAAGACAAAGTCCAGCAGAGGACTATGACTTAATGGCTAGAGCAGGTATGAGTTGGGCTAGTATAGGTATTGAAAGTGCTAGTGAACTAGTACGCAATCATATGGACAAACAGTTTACTAACGAAGATATGTATTTTAGTATAGATCAATTGATCAAAAACAATATAAGTGTTACTGCAATGTTTATTGTAGGATATCCTACGGAGACAGAAAAAGAATTTCAAGAAAATATTAAATGGTTAGAATATTATGCTGATAGAAATAGCACTACAATACCAGAGGACAACAGAGGCAAGATTGTTGATATTAATTTAGGACAAACACTGGGCGTATTACCTAATAGTCCTTTAGCAGATATGGATGTATACACTGGGCAGGATACTTGGGTGTCTAAAACTGTACCGGGTCTTGATTTTGCAGAAAGAGTCCGTAGAAGAAAAGAATTATCTCGTGTGGCTAACAAATTAGGATACACTGTGCGTTGGGATGAAAAACAATTACATTTTCTAAATAGAAAATTAGAACGCTGGGAAAGAAAAGGCAGACCTGTAAAATGAGTTTAGAAATTTGGAAAAACAGATATAGTGTAAAAAAATTCTCAGAGCAGGATAATTTTGCAGATGAAATAAATTATCTTAAACAAGTTATAGAATATATTCCTATACAAAGAGGAATCAATTCACATTTTTGGTTGTTGTTATCAAATAAAAATGAAAATGAAAGACAGTTTAAAGATTTTTTATTTAGAAATGTATTTGCATTGCACGACGGATCAGAACATATGTACCCTATACTAAGCGCACCTTATGTTTTTTTATCTATAATTAATCGCGAATATTATGACCAGTTCGAATGTGTAGCAAATGTTGGAGTGCATGCTGGTGTACTTTTATCGGAAGGTTTACGATTGGGATTAGATGTATCTACCTTAAATTGTAGAGACATGATAGCTAACAGTCCCAATTCTACTAGTTTAAGAAAACAGTTTGATAGATATGTAAAAGATTGTTTATCTACTAAACTTAAAAAGTATAAAAAAGAAATAAACAATCCAAAGTTTACTACAAGTCCTAGTATTGCAGTTTGTTTTGGTAAAGGATTGCCTCTGGAAAAACACATGTTTGAAATGGTAGACGATAAACCTATAAAAGTAGGACAAAAACAAAAGAAAAAGTTTCCTAATATAGAGATAATAGATGACAAGTAAAACTTTTTGTATATTGCCATGGATGCATCTTGCTACAAATGCAAGCGGAAATCTCCGTGTGTGTTGTAATTCAACTCCTGGTCAAAACTTTATTACAAAAGAAGACGGTACACCTTACAAATTGCACAAAGACAATTTACAAGAAGCATGGAACAGTGAAGTTTATAATACGATACGAAAACAAATGTTGGAAGGCGAAAGGCCTGAAATGTGTACCCGTTGTTTCCGCGAAGAAGATGCAGGTGTAAAAAGTGCAAGGCAAGCCTGGAATGAAAAATGGAAAAAAGACGACAACTACACAGTAGATGCACCTTTTGATATTAAATATGTGGACTTGCGTTTGGGCAATTTGTGCAATCTAAAATGTAGAATGTGCAATCCCTATGCAAGTAATCAATGGGTTAAAGAGTGGGCACTGGTTGAAGATGCACTCGAGCCAAGTGAATATGAACGCCTTAGTAAAATGAGTTGGCCCGAACATGAAAAAACTTGGGAAAATCTTTTTAGCATAGCAGACACTGTTGATGAAATATATTTGACAGGTGGTGAACCTACTATAATACAAGAACAGCATAGACTACTTGATTACTTTATAGATAAGGGCACTGCTTATAAAATAAAATTAAAATACAATACCAATCTTACCAATGTCCCTAAACATTTAATTGACAAATGGACTAAGTTTAAAAGAGTACAGTTAAATTGCAGTATAGATGCTGTGGGAGAATTGGATAGATATATCCGGTATCCTAGCAATTGGAACAAGATACAGGAAAATTTTGACATTGTTCGTAAACTAGAAAATGTTTATATTGAAATACATTGCACAGTGCAAATGTATAATATATTAAGACTGCATGAATTGTTAGATTGGGCAGAACCTTACGGACATAAAATTTATCTAAATATCTTAAATCATCCTGAATATTTAAACATTAGAGTTTTGAATAATGATCTAAAACAAAAAGTCAAAAGCACACTAAACAATTACACACATATACCAAAAGTGCAAGGTGTGATTGATTATATGATGTCTGAAGATTGGAGCGAACGATATCCACAGTTTGTAGAATACACAAATGCTTTAGATAATTCTCGTGAACAGGATCTAAAACAAATTGTTCCGGAGTTGTTGTATGAACAATAAAACCTATTGTCCGATGCCCTTTGTTACTTTATCAGTTAATCCTGGTAATTATATTTCCCGCTGTATGATGAGCATGACATCAATGGGAGATATATCAACTAAAACATATCAAAATAAAAAATTTAAAAAATTAAGAACAGATATGCTAGGTGGTGTTTGGGATCAAGAAGGATGTAGTAGTTGTTTTATTAAAGAACAAAGCGGATTAACTAGCCAGCGCCAAAAATGGTTAAACAATGAAGAAAAATATCTTGGCAAACACGGTATATATGAAAATAATTTAGATATAAAAACTAACAATATACATCATATCTATCTTAATTTTAGTAACATATGTAATTTTAAATGTAGAATGTGTGGTCCGCATTTTAGTAATGCATGGATTTCAGATTCAAAAAAATTAAACAAACAAGGTCTAATCGCAGGTAATGAAGAAATTCCTCCCAAGAGTCAAGTTGATATAGATAAATTCTTTTCTGAATTTGGTACTAGATTAAATCACTTAACACAGATATGGATTACTGGTGGCGAGCCTTTTATAGACGATAGTATTTTTAATTTTTTTAAAAAATTAGAAAAACATACAGATGTAAAAAGTATAAAGGTTAGTATAAACACTAATGGTAGTAAATTAGACATACACAGATTAAACGAACTTTCTCATTTAAAAAATTTAACATTAAACTTTAGTGTAGATGCAACAGGTAGTTTGTACACTTATATGAGAGGTTATCAATATTCGTTTGATGAAATACAAGAAAAAATAAATTTATGTATAGAACTACAAAAAACACAAAGTAATTTAAATATTGCTGTAAATGGAACATATCAAATATACAATGTACTAAATTTAAAAGATTTTTGGGAATGGGGCAAAACAATAGCAGATAGTAAATCTGGAAATTGGATAGAATATAGAACACTGTTAGGCCCGAAACATCTGCAAGCACGACATGCTCCTGTAGATGTAAAAATGCAAGCAATAAATTTTGCTAAAGAATTAATTAAAAAAGATACATATTACAGTCATAATCATTATCTAGAACAAGTTATAAAAGAATGCAATCAAAGTAGCGAAGTTGATCAAATTAATAAATTTT